GCCGCGGCGCCACCGGTCATCAGGTCGCCCACCTTGCCGTAGGTGTTCAGTGCGTTCGCGGCCTGCTGTTCCACGGCGCCCGTGGTGAATTGACCGGCCGTCGTCGCCCCGAGCCGCCCGAGGTCCGCGGCGGACGTCGCACCGGTCAGCCCGAGGTTCGCGGCCTCGTTCGCGCCGGTCATGCCGTAGCCGGCGGCCCGGTCGGCAGACGTGGCGCCCAGGTTGACCAGGCTATTGAGCCTATTGAACCGGTCGGTCTGCTGCGCGCGGAACCGCTGTTCAGCGTTGCCGAACTCGCTCGAGGCCAGGTTCTGATTTAGCGACGAGAGTGCCGTCAGCGCGCCGCCGCCCAGCGCGCCGCCGCGGGCGGCCGCTGATCCCGCGAGCGCCTTGTTGGCCTGGGCCATCCGGAACGCATAGCCCGGATCGTAGGCCTGCATGTCGGCCGCGGTGAACTGCTTGTTCAGGTCGCCGCCGGGCGCAAGGCCGCTCATCAGCGTACTGAGCGACTGGCCGCCGGCGCCGATGTAGGGCTGGAGCAGGGCGAGCGCCTGTGCGGTGCCCGCGTCGATGCGCCCCTGGCCGGCGCCGACTGCTGTTGTAATCCCCTGCTGGCCGGCGGTCGTGGCGTCGGTCACCCCCTGCGCGGCCGCGGTCCCGGCGGCGCCGATCTGCGGATTGTACAGGTTGAGTTGCGTCTTGAGGTCGCCGGCGGCAGCCTTGGCGGCGTCAGACTGGATTTGCGCGGCTTTGTTGGACGCGCTTGAGCCTAGAACCCCTCCGAGTAACGAACTTCCTAAACTGACAGCCGCTGGAATCGCCACCGCCGCAGGCACAGTAAAACCTCCTAACTTGTGCTAAAATAGAGAGATAAGCCGGACATCATCCGGCAGGAGAAATTCAAATTGACTGACACACAAATTCTGACATTGGTTATCGGCATCACTTTCCCGGTCTTGGGGATCATAGGTGCGATTACCGCCGTGTTGTACAACAACAAACGGATGGACGACTTGAGGATTGATCTGAAGACCACCATCCAAGACTTCCAAAAGCACGTCGATGAAAAGATCGACAACGGCTTCGAGCATATGGGGCTGCTTCTGAAACTCCACGAGGCAGAACACCACAAGGCGAAATAAGCTCCGTCGTGCCCGTCTCCGGGCCAGCGGCGCGTTCTCCGGGTGATGCCGGGGCATGGGGCGGCTACGTCAAGGCCGCCCCGATGCAACCTAGAGGCTCCTAGCGCCAATGCGGCCTATTTCTCAGGGCGACGGCAATGCCGCCGCCCCCTCTTTCGCTTCCCCTGAAACTTGTGCCTCAACAGGCATCTCGCTCGGCCTGCTGATGCCGAGGCAGATCTGATCGAGTAGCTTTCCGCCCTTCAAAAAGCTGTCCTCGTTCTTGCCGTAGGGTTCCATACCCGCCGACAGTGCAAACTGGAAGGCGAGCCGGTTATCCGCCGGCACGTTAGTAATCAGCCTGCGGCACGGCGTGTTGTGCCATATCCATTCGGCCATCGCTAGCGCCGCGCGGTGCGCCCGCTCCCCCCAGGCGTGCGGGAGAAGGCACGTGTGGACTTCCCAACAGATCCCGTTGTGCGGGTGAAACACCCAGAGCCCGAGCAGGTCGTTGCCCTCCCAGACGACGATGTACCAGATCGCGTCGCTCTCGACCGGGCGGTATTCATCCGCCGGCGGGGAGAAGTCGTCACTGATATGGCGCCAGATGGCCGGTTGGGTCATGACCGCGCGGATCAGGTCGTAATCGAAAGAGCGTTCAATGTGGATCATGGCGCGAACTTCACGCGGTTGCCGTCTGCAGGGTCGTACCAGAGCCGCCTGCTTCCAGCACCAGGATTGGAAGAGGGTAAACCGGGCATGGTTATGGAGGCGTTGTTCTCCAGGCGAAGTACTTCGTTCGCGCCTCCGTTCACCAGGAACCGGTAACCGGAAGCTCCCGTCTGCGCTCCCGTAAACTGCAAATATCCGCTCCCGCCATCGCGGATGACCGCGTAATCCTGGGTAGGCTGCGAAGCATCACCGAGACGCAGGGCCGGCAGACCCCCCGCGGGCGCAAGCACATGTAATGCGGCTTGTGCATTCGATGTCCGGATTCCCAGGTTTCCTGCCGCCGTAATATGCACGCTATCGCTGTTGGCCGCGCTCTCGTCTGTAATTCCGCCTTCGACGATCTGGCCTGATGTTCCGACCTTCGTGACGACATTCGTATGCGTCAGGTTTACCGCGCCTCCGACTGGAGTCACCTCCACCCATGCAGTCTGGTTCCAGATGAATTCGCGAGGCGGTGCGGCATTGGTTCTGAAGTCGAACCCGGCATCGTGCGTGCCGAGGTCGGTCGGACGCTGGTCGGGGCTCAGTGTGCCCCACATGGTCCCCGCAAGGTACTGCCACAGGGGGGTTCCGGCGGGAGTCTCACGCTGGTAAATCACCCCTCCGCGGTCGGATTCCACATATAACGCACCTTCCACGATAGTGGCCGGATCGGGACGCGCCGCATGCGGCCCGTATTGCACCGCGGTGACTTCGACCCAGCCCGTCTGGCCCCACAGAAACTGGCGCGCTACGTCAGTGCCGCGGAACTCAAACCCGGCATCGTGCGTGCCGAGGTCCGTTGGCCGCTGATCCGGCGAAAGCGTGCCGTACATCGTGCCGGCGATATACTGCCAGGTTCCGCCCTCATTGGAATAGATCGCGCCCCGGTCGGCTTCGATATAGATCGCGCCGTCCGGCATACTGCCGGGATCGGGCCGGTCCGCGTGCGTGCCCTCGCCCGCCAGTTTTGAGTTTGCATTGGATCTGTCAGTGAGCTGCTGCCAGTAAAGCCACCAGTCCTTCGTGGTCTGTATATCGCCGCTATCCGTCGCAAATGGCGCACCGTTTTGCGTGAGCAGCGACGTGCGGAAAGGCGGCGTAACGAGCGGCATCAGGATGTCCCCGGAGTTGCCTCGAGGAACGCGTCGGTGAGCGCGACCTTGGCATTCCCCTGCACACCGATCCGGTAGACGCGATCGCGGGCGCGGCCGAGGCGCCGCCAGACAATGCGCTTGGTGAAGTCGCCGTTAACGCCCGAAGAGTGCAAGGGCGCGAGACCCGTCAGGAAAGTATGGCCGCGGTCGTTACTCCAGTCGAGTCCGACAGTCATTTCCGGAGCGGCGGCCGCGGCCGTCCCCGTCTCCATGTAGCATTCAAAACGATGATGAAACTGGTTTTTGTCCTCGTTGAGAAGATGCGGAAACGCGCGCTGGTATTGAATGGCGGCGCCGTCGTCGTCGTAATACTTCAGAGCCTGCTCGTACAATTTGCCCGTGACCGGGTCACCCACGATATGTTTGCCGCCCTGGCCCCATTCGGGAATAAAGGCATGGAACCACGGCTGATAGCGCTCGAATTGTCTCAGCCCGGTATCGTAGCCTGCCCGTTCGTGCCACAATCCCTCGCCCATGTCATAGACCCAGCAGCCGCCGCGCTGCCCCTGCTGCCAGAAATTGACCACCCAGAATAAGTGCCCCCCGTCGCGGTACGAATAAGACACTGCATCAGACACTTTGAAATCGGGGGCGTTCCAGGTGGCCTCCTGCGCGTACGTGCTGATGCGTTCGGGCGTAAATGCCAGAGCGCGGTAGGCGACCGTCTGGCCGCTCGGAGTGCCGCCGAGCCAGCAGATGTACGGCCCCACCGAGCACGGCGCGTAGACCGCTACAGAGCCATCGCGAATAAATGCACCCGGTGTGCGTTGAAAGGGGAAACTCGCCACGCCGGAATTGTCGAGCGTGGTCCCGATATTCGTCCAGACCTCGATAGTTTCGCGGCCGAATAATATCAGTTCCTCGTGGTCGCACAGGATCGAATTGATGTAGTCCGGATAGGCCTCTTTGACCCCGAAATCCAACGGGTCCCAGAGCGTGCCGTCGTACAGCGCGCTGATGTTGAATTGCCGCCCCGGATCATTAGCCACCCCCGGAGTAGGCACGCGGGCGACGATGAAGTAGCCATCCAAAAACCCACCCGTGACCGCATCGAGCGGAGCGCCGGAGTCAACTGTCCAAACCCCCTCCGCAGTGGCCGGTGGAATCGGCGCATTCACCAGAGCCAGAATGCCCGCTGGCGTGGTGACCGGAACAGCATAAATGGTATAAAAACTGCCGTCGAGTCTTAATGTTTTGCCGACCATCGACGTATCGAACTTCGATCCGGTAAGCCAATTGACGTGATCATTGGTCCCCGTCGTCGAAGCGGTTCCGCCGACCGAGAAATTCACGGGAACCGGTCCAGAGCCGTTGTCGCAGTAGACCAGGCCGCCACTCACGATCATAAGCTGGTGGCCGTTAGAGAAGATCTGCGCCGGGTCGGGATCGATGCTGCCCGTCGCTACGGTGCCGGGCTGCGCCGTCACGATGCCGTCGGAGTGGATCTCCGACTCCTTGTTGCCGTGGATGGCGAAGAGGCGTCCGCCGCCCGCCCACAGGCAGCGGATCTTGGCGGGCGTGAGTTGCGCGACGAATTTCAGGCCGGGGCGTCCGAGCAGCACTTGCCGGCGCGGCTCGTCGCCGACGGCGAGCGTCTCCGGATACCAGTTCATGGTTTGCTGGACTGCGGCCGTGACGGACTGGAGCGTATAGCTGGGA